TCCACCCTCACCATCTTTCATTTTTTTAGGTATAGCACCAGCTTCATCTGATACAAATTTTTGTTTAACCCCTTCAGCAAAAGTAGGTGGGCTACCTTCTTGATAACCTAATCTTGCTATACCACCTTCAGCCATTGCAGATCCTGTTGGCACTAAGAATGGATACTTAGATCTTAAACCACTAATATCTCCTGCTGCATAGGCATCTTGAACTTCTTTTCTAATTTGTGCAACATCAATACCTGTTTGATCTGATATTCTACCTGCTAAAGAATCAATGTCCTCTTCTTCTCCTCCAGCTGCAAGTCCACCTAATATAGAAGCTCCTCCTATACCCGCGGCAGCTAGTCCTCTTTTAGTTAAATCTTTTGTTCCAAAACCTGATGATAAACCTAATTTTCCTAAAAATCCTTTTGAACCACCTACGCTAGTTATGTCTCCTGTTGAAGGTGTTCCAAATAAAAATGGAGATATACCTTGTGTTCCAAATAAACCTTTTGCAGCTCCACCAAAACTAGCTCTACCAAAAGCACCACCAAAAGTTGTTCCTGGTATACCAAACCCAATAGCACCTAGTAATGCGGCTTTTCCTATTGGACTCTTAACAACTTTCTTAACTGCTTTAGTTGCTTTCTTAAAAAGTTTCTTAACAAAGAATGATGGTATGCCTGTTTCGTTTATGGCTTTACCAGCACCACCTAATGATTTTAATAATGCTGCTTCATCATCGTTAATGTACGCTAATGATTCGCCAGGAAGTGCCATTCTTTCTGCATCTCTTACAGAAACATCACCACCGTTAGCTAATCTAAATCTTTCAGGTAATGTAAATCTTTGTACAAATTCCATATCACTTTGTTTTGGTTCTATGTCTGATGGTAATTTTGGAACAAGTGGCATCATAGGCATTATAGGTTGTGCTATTTGTGTATCGCTGTCTCCTTCAGGTATAACTGTTGGAGTACGTCCACCTGTTAATGCAACTTCATCTACTAAATTAATTTCTTTTGGTTGATTAATAGCTGTTACATAATCTTGAACAGTATTAGCAAGTTTTAAACCTTGTTGTGCAGTTCTAAATCTATTGTAGCCAGGAATAGTTGCTCTTGCATAAAGATCCAAACCGCCTTTAAGTAAAGATACCACAGGGTTTCGTCTTACTGGTTGAAATCCTCTATTAGTATCAAATTGATTATCACCACCTCCTGGTGTATAACTTCTGGCTGCTTCAAGAGCTGCTACATTAGCTGCTTCAGATCCGAAATCACCTGTATCTGTAACTCCACCACCATCATTAGAACTACTAGAGGGACTAGGGTTGTTTTGACTGTCTGCTGGAGAACCTCCTACATAAAATCCTCTTCTAGGTGCTCCACCTTCAGCTAGTAATTGTCTTGCTATTTGTGATCTAGTTATTGCCATTTTTTCACACTACTTTGTTTTAGGGAACAAATCAAGCGAAGGCATGATTACCTGGACATCTCTTCGGATGTCAGATTCTGGTACGCCTTTTGCTTTCCATTCTTCCTCTGTATTGTATTTTTCTCCTGTTTTCAAGTTAGAT